TGGTAGCCACAAGTGACTTACCATCGCCGCCAGTGAAAGAGCTAGAGAACGCATTGTTCAATACGTTTGCAGCCTTCACCTGCTTGGTGTGTGCCATGCTTCGTGCGAGAGCTTTCGTGTAACGCGCACCAAGGCGGTCATACAAATTATCTTCTACACTTTCCTCGGTTAGCGCGAACGCTAAAGCAACCGTCTCGTGCGTGTAACGTGCAGTAAAACCTTCAGAAGCTTGGTCGTATGCAACGCCTTGCCCTTCAGATTTATCACGAGCGTTACCAAAGCCTACGATCAGCACCTCTTCTTCAAACGCTCGGTCTGAAGCCTCGGTTTCAAAGATCTCGGCGTGCTCGTTTTCATAACGAGCGTACTCCATGCCAAATAAAGCGTTGAGGCCAGGCTCTAGCTCTTTGGCTAATTGTGCTCTTGAAATAGCCATTAGTTAGCCTCCTATGCTAAGCCGGCGCCTTTCTGGCCGTAGATTGAGTTCTGAATCACAACGAGAACGTTGGTATTCGCCGTGGCGACATCTGAGTTTTCTGGATCAGCAGAAATATCAATCGCCTTAATTGGCAAGCCAGCTGTGGTTGCACCCGTAGTTACGTCTAGCTCAGCGCCAGAGATACCTGTAACGGTGCTGCCAGAACTGGTGTACACGATATCGAAGTTACCGAACAAGTCAGTAATTGGGAACGTATCGTCAGCCTGGATTTCATACACAACATTCGGATCATCAATAACAAAAGCGATGATGTCCGAAGCATTAGTGCTTGCAGGGTAGAAGTTGCTGAACTTCTGCTCACCCGTTGTTGGGTCAGTAAAAGAGCAACCGTTGAACACACCAACGATAGGCACAGTGCCTCCGTCAGCGTGAACCTCTACCGTACCACCAGTAACCTGGGCAACCATATCTCCTTGGAAGATAGCGGTTCCATAGTTAGCGGCGATTCGATATCGGCTTTGTCCGCCCGTGTAGGGACCGCCCCCTATCATACGAACTGGACGCATTCCAAAAGCGGCATCTTGATTAGCCATTTTTGAATCTCCTAGTTAAACACAATCAAAATGAGGCTACGTTGATTTGTTGCCTCGCCCAAAAGATACCTGCGTCTTTCTCTCTTTCGAGATTGGCATCGCAGGGTGTTCTTCGCGCATCAGATCGTTATCCACAGCATTCATTTGTTGATCGGTCTGTTTTGCGAAGTAAGCATTTCGCTCTTCCACTGTCTCCGTAGGTATCTTAGCGAGCATCAATCCGCCTACACCGACTGTGCCTGCATGATTACCTTCATCGATAACCGGCAGGTCATAGCCTGAAACTTCGCTTGGGTGTACAGGTTCGTACCCCTCACGCAGTCTCATGTGTACATTCGTCTTGTCTGACTCGCCTCGCACATGCGTTCTAATCCAACGATAGTGCATACCTTCAGGAGGCGGTGGAGTTTCCAATACTTGAGGTGGAGTCCATGGTTTTCTTGCAGCCTTGGTAGACCGTGAAGAAGCGCCCCTTGGCGTTCTGTTAGAACCAGGTGTTGTCGTTTCTTCGCTCATGAGCTCTGTAACCTCATCTTCTGTTTTGCGTATTCTTTGAACGGCACTCCAAGTTTCCTAGCTAGTTGCTGCTCCGTTGGCGTTAGTTCAACTGATCTACGAGAGTTTTGATTGCGTCCACTTCCAGTCGTGCGCGATCCAGAGACAACGGTTTGGACGTTTTGTTGGTTGTCTCTCGCGTTAGTTTGCTCGCTAAATTTATGCGGCAGTTCTTGCCTCATACGAGCATCAATTTGAGCGTAGTATTCATCAGATTCTAAGTCAATACCGCTCTGTATCAGATCGTTATGTATGGCAAAGGCCACATTAGTCATAATCGAATCTCTGCCAAACCACTCGTTGTTGTTGGCCCACTCTTGAGCCTTTGGCGATGGTTCTTGATATTCGGCTTCTCTCTGTCCACCACCATAAGATGGATGAGCTAGTCTTTGGTCTCTTTGAAGTTCGCTAAAGCTTTCATCAACATCTTGGTCAGACTCTTGTTGTTCAAGCCAAGCAGCGTAATCAATCTTGTACTGCTCAAGGTCGCGCTGATACTGAGCCAGTGCATTACGATCAGCTTCTGCCTTTGCAAGAAGTTGCTGAGCTTCTGCCATAGCTTCTGGGTCGCCAGACTCATACGCTGTCTTCAGATGCCTCTTTGCAGCTTCAGCTTGAGTTTCTACGCGAGTAGCAAACTCATCACTGTACGTTTCCTGCATCTTGAGGCTTTGCTCTGCAGTGGACGTTTGCGTTTGTTGTAGTTGCGAAGCTAGTTCTTCGTTCTTGGCTTGCAGTTCTTTTGCATACTGAAGCGCCTGTAACTCTCTGCGCTGATAGTCTTTTGCTTGCTTTACTGCTTGATTGATACGGTTCTGAGCAGTTCGTGCTCTGACTTCTGCCTCAGATAGCTCTTCTTCACCTTGTTGAAAATCAGGTGTATCGAACTCTTCTTGAACAGAATCCTCTGTGACAGGAGATATCTCATCGATCTCTTCGTCAGAAAAATCGATAAACGTAGATTCTTCCTGAACCTCTTCTTCAACGCGCTTGCCTTCAGGCAAAGCCGCGCTGTTTATATTGTCATCGTCAAGCTTAGATAAAGCTTCACTCAATGTTTCTTCGGCCATGTGATCTCACCTATGCTGATTTAATGTCGTCTGGATTAAGAATTGTTCCGATAACCTCATCATCGTTGATGATCCTGACTTCGTGATCATCCTCCAGAGAGAATCTGGCGCCTGCATAACGGCCAATGAGAACCCAATCGCCCTCTTTGCACCATGCTTCGCCACCAAACTTATCATGATCAAGGTAGGCCAACGGGCCAACTTTCAGAACGTAACAAACAGATGTGGCAAGGTTCTCCTTGTTCACCGTAGACTCAAGCAGCTGTATGCCGCCATCTGTTACGCCTTTGCCTTTGTATGGGAGAACAAGAAGTCTCCATCCAGAGGGGTCAGGCATTCTTTCAACTAACGTTTTATCTAGCACAGACGGATCTAAAACCCGGTCCTGCTCACTCACATATGCATCCGTAACGGACGGTTTTGCGATGGAATCTAATGATAGATCACTCATCGAGGGGATCTCCTTCAATATGCAACGCTTCTTTTAATTCGTCGCGCAGGGTGCGAAGCATCGACAATTCACCCATCGCGAACTTGTAGTCCTCCATGTCTTTGATATTGCCAGAGGTGATGTAATCAACATGAGCTTCCTCATATTGATCAAGCTTCTTATAGATATAAGAAGCCAGAGCAATTGAATCCATGCTACATCACCGGCTCTGCGTCTGGCCTAGGGGTTGGCCTGTTTGGAACAGCGCCTGGAAAGAAATCTATAGGCATTGGATTAGCTTGTGCCATGCCTGCAAAAGGAGCGGTAGCCTGCATCGGTGCCTGCTGCCCATATCCACCAAACACACTGCCCGGTGGTTGTGGAGGCATCGGAGGCATAGCTGCGCTAGGATCAAATGACTGACCAACGATGTTGCTGGCTATCAACATATCTGGCGTGCCCAGTGGAGACATTGGCCTAACAAACCTGTCTTTAAATCTAGGAGGCAGATCAGGATTGGGCTCGTTAATTAAAATCGGGCCTCTAGTTGGTGGTGCAGGCGCAGGAGTAGGAGCAGGTGCTACGACAGGAGGGATGCGTTGATCCTGTAAGCTTTGAGGCTGCACAGGCTTACTAGCCCTCCACTTGGCTAAATCGCTTTCGTACTTCTTTCTTCTCGCTTGATACTTTTTGCTTGCTGCACCCATGCCACCAGGCCTTCGAGGCTCTACAGGCTTTGAAGCTAACCAATTGACGTATCTTGATTCAAAAGATCCAGATTGAACACCATCTGTTAGCCTAACAACTGGGGGCGTAGGTGCAGTTGAATCAAGACTAAGTTCCCGCTTCCCTGGATCTATAGCAGACGGAAGATTAGCTCTGATGCTGGGGGACATTCCATCCGTTAAATCACCATATACTATGGGTTGACCAGAGGGTAATTTATCAGAGTATGGCCCCCCAATAGTCGGTCTTTCTGTCTGTCCCGTAACCAGATTAATCGGTGCAGGCATAGCCATAATCCGAACACGACCAGGAACGCCTTTTGGCATAGGCGGCTGATACATCGGCTCACCTGTGACAGGGTTGTCGTAGTACCTACCTCCCTTTGCGACACCAGGAGGCAATGGTGGTCTAGACGGAGATTTCTTCTTGGCAGCAGTTTTCTTAGGCGCAGTTTTCTTAGGCGCAGCCTTCTTCTTTGCTGCAGCTGGCTTTGGTTTTTGAGCAGGTGTTCGCTTAGGTTTTGAACCCACTGTTCTTGCAGCGATTATATCTTCAATTCTTTTTTTAATACTTTCAGGAACCTTGGGCGCAGTAGGCCGCTTGCGAGCAGCGGGCTTCTTTGGCGCAGAACGAACACGGCGTCGAGCAGATGGTCTGCCCACAGGAGCTCTTCTGGTTCTATTCCCTATGCTGCTTGATCTTCCGCCCATCGTTAATACCTAGTAAAAGGGTTCTGTGAAAAATAATCGAACATAGGTCTTGGCCTAGGTCTCATCATCTGCCCAAAGGGGCCGCCCATGCTCCCATAGCCACGCCCAAAGCCACCGCCCATGCCACCGCCATAACCACCACCAAAGCCTCCACCAAAACCACCTTGGTTCGAGAACTGAGAAATCATCTGCATCATCTGCTGCATCATCTGCATCATCTGCTGCATACCTTGTTGATTGAACTGTGGTTGCTCCTCAACTTGACCAAACTGTGGTGGCGCAGGTTGAGGTTGAAACGGTTGAGGTTGAAACGGTTGAGGTTGAAAAGGTTGAGGTCTACGCACAGGCGTAACACTGCCGATGGGAGGCCGTGCTCTTCTATCGGTGTATGCCCCAGGTCTACGCACAGGCTCACTGACCAGACGCCTAAGATCGGGAGGCGTAGGAGTCCGTGATCCCATGTCCATATATGCCCCAGGTCTAGGCAAAAAAATACCATCAGGAGCCCTAGGAAGCTCACCGACCGCAATCATATTCATGGGATCATTGGGACGCCCATCTCTGTATTGCATTCTTGGTGCAAACATAGAGATTAGAAGATTCCGCTGAACTTCTTACCGCGAATCGCTGCGCCACCACCACGCATTTCACCAGCACCATAGGGGGCAGACGAAGTAGGCGTAGCCACAGACTCGCTCTTTGCATAGTTCACAGTGCCTTGGTCTTTGATAGAAACGCTGCTATCAGTAACTTTAGGCTGGGGAAAACTCGTTTGACGCTTGATCATTACTTCTTACCTTTTGGTGCTGATTTAGCTTTAGCCTTGGCTTTGGCTTTTGGAGCAGCCTTCTTTTTAGGTGCTGCTTTCTTTTCTGGTGTTGGTTTT